AATGTCTGAATCTGCAGCTTCCGGATAGTCCAGTTCTTTTTCTGCTGTTATTGCCATTATATCCTCTTTTACGCCTTCTCTGCTAATATTTATTTAATAAATCCGTCATTGTTTCTCGTTACTGAAAATTGCCATTTTATCAGTCTGTTTAGCTCTATAGTATAACGTTCTCTGCACTAAATTGCATTTTCATTTGAGTAGTACTATAATTATTACCAAATTTAATTTCACCAATATTAAAAATTACTTTTGCTCCTGTTTCAAAAACACAGTTATTATAAACAAAACCCAACTGTAATCGTTGGTTAAATATCCACATTCTTGATTCAGCTTTACTTATTGAAGAAATTAATAAGACTTTTACAGGATCAGTATCATGAATACTATTCTCAATTATATTTACATAATTATCTAGTTTAGCTGCTGTACCAGGTATAAGAACAACAGATTGAACATCAATATTTTGATCCATCATATAATCAGAATCTATATCACTTATTTCAATAGTTCTATTTGTGATTTTAATTGTATTAGCCATATTACTGCCCTTTTAACTCACCAATATTAAAAATTACTTTTGATCCTCCAGAGAATGTTCCATTAGCAAAAGTAAAGCCCAACTGCAATCGTTGATTGAGTACCAAACCTCTTGGTTCACCATCCCCACTTACTAATCTAACTTTCACAGGATTAACAGCATGAATACTATTTTCAATAATATCTACTACATCATTAGCTGCACCTGGTATAAAAACAACAGACTGAACATTGATATTTGGATCCATCATATAATCCTCATCTATTGCACTTACTTCAATAGTTCTATTTGTAGTTTTAACTGTGTTGCTCATACCAAACCCCCTTAATCATCTATTTCTGACTCAAGTAATCTAAAATTAATAATTCTTGTTTCCACCCTACCATCTGAAGTTGTTGCTACAATTTTAACTTTTATCATACTAACTGATGTCCCATCAGAAGTCCCTGCAGCAGTTATATTATATAAAACATCAGGAGTAACAAGAGAATCTGAATTTATTGTGAGTCCTGTTTCTGCTTCAATTGTATGAGAAGAAACATCTTCACCAGTATTAAGGTATGAGTCAAAATGTTCTACAAAATCATTTATGTCCCCAATATACATTGTCTTAGTCAAATATGAATTAGGAGCTTCACTTTGCACTCGATAAAATTTACCCCATCTTTGACCCAGTTTTGACCTACTTCCCATAGGCATTCTACCGGGGTATTGAACTTGTTTAACTAAAGCAGTTGCTGATGCCAAAAAAGAAATACCTGCTGAAGCTTGCCTTATTAGACTAACATCAGGCTTAAACCCCTTACCATAATCTGGCATTAATCTAACAGCTAGGTTAACATCAAATGAATGCCAGAATTTTCTATCTAAATTATGTGGGCAATTAGGGTCAGGGTCATCCTCAAAAGCATAGCCAGTACTCATATTTCTTCCCGAAAATTCAGCAGCCATGTTTTCGAGCTTGGTTATAGCTAACTCTAAATCCTCAGGAGAAGGATCAGCAGTAATTCCTGAAATTCTTAGAGCTGAAAAAGCTCTATTTAAAATATCTCCTTTAGTATCACCAACTGCCATAATTACTACTCCTAAGGGGAGCAAAAATGCTCCCCTTAAATTAAAAGGTTATTCATCTTCCTCTTCTAACATAATTCCCCATAAATGTTTTCCTTCACCATCACAGCGATTGCAAGTAACCATTACTGGTGTATAAAGTCCTTCTTGCGGAGGTTGATTTGAAACAACTTCTCCTGTTCCCTTACAACGTTCACAATACTTATAAACATTGAGGTTATCTGCCATTTTATTCTAATACTCCATTACAGTAATTGCCACCAATGAAATTGCCGGTAGTATCACCTTCAATACCGTCTGTAGCTGAAATAGTATTACGATAACAACTAACAGTAGGAGTACCCATATTAATATCAATTCCAATTGCCAGAGTACCTGAACCACCATCAATAAAATTCTCGGTAATCATAGTTGAAGGGCAAACAGTAGTTGAATGGAATCTGATACCTGCTTCAGAAATAAAAGAAAAAACATTGCGGTCAATCCAATTTCTTACAGAAGTGGGACCGCCACCAGCAGTCCAATCTATGCCACAATCCATATAATAGAACTGACAATCACGGATAAGATTTGAAACAGCATCTGTAAGACTCAAACCACAAGTAGCTGTAGTAGCTTCAGGTGGACCTTGGATAGAACAATGAATCATCTGATTATTATTGAAATTAGTTGCTTCAATAATTTTAGAAGCATCAGCTACTTGAATATTAAGATTAACCATTGCTGTATTAATAATAGAAGTACAAGCAATTGCACCACCAGAAGCAGGTTTAATACGAACACTACGTTCACCATCCGCATCAAAAGCATCTCCATGACCAATTAATGCAGAACCATAAGGCATAGATGTTATAGCATCTGTATATTTTCCTGGAGCAATATGAATTTCCCAATTTGGAGCCCATGGACTTGCACTCCAGTCAATTGCTAAATTATTTCTTCTGATTGCTTCAACAATTGTATAAAGAGGTTTTTCCCAATTAGCCCCATCATACCCATTAGATCCCCAAGGAGCAACATAAATTTTATCAGATGGATTTTGCATATCCACCAAACCTTTAAGTTGACTTCTAGAGGTTTTTAAACCTGTATGATAAAAATCTTTTGCCATAGTTTTTATTCTCCTTGTTCATAGCAAGTTATTAAACTTACCAGGTAGAATGTTAAGCAACAGTTGGTTGAGCAGTTAAACCAAATGTACTCAAAATAATCCAACCCATTGTATCATTAACATATAGTAACACAGCTTGATCACCAGCATCAGCAAAAGCAATAGTTGCCCATCCTGTTGAAGTAGCCGGGGTAAGTGTTCCTGTTCCTCCACCATCTGTTACAAGATTAACAACCAAAATCTGCCCTGGTTCACCATTTGCCAGAGTAAGAGCTTCAGCATCAGCACCTGTCGTCTTAGAAACATAAGGTTGAGAAGTCGGAATAACAAGTACATCAGCAGCAACAGTTGAAGTAAGATCTGCCTCATTTTCTGTTACCAAATTATGATGCACAAATTCAAGAAATTTAGCATTTGCCATTTTTAATTTCTCCTTATTCATTGGGCAGGACTTTTAAGTCCTGCCCAAAGGTTTTTATACCTTATTTAAAGGTTAAATTTAGAAAGAAACTGCAACACCACAATTCCCAGGATTGTTAACAGTAATTCCATACCAAGTAAATAGTCTGAACCGGAAATTCATAGTAGAAATATCACCATCATAAACCATATAAAGTGTAAGACCATTTGACATAGTATCTGTAATAACTCTCATACCATCATACTGTTTAAAGAGCTCACCAGGAATTGTACCACCAATTACTTCAACAGCATCCCGATCCCAAAAGAGATTGGTCTTTTTGGTAGCATCAATATTAATACGAGTAATAGTAGCTGCATCAAGAATAGCTGTATCAATATTAGCATAAGCTGCTTCAAGCGTTGTAATCCCTGCTTGATCTGCTGCAATTGGTTTTGGGTAAATTTTAATATGAGTTGCATCTGTTAACTCAATTACTGTGAAAATCATTGCTTGACCTGTAGAAATTTTATCTGCGAGGCCGATTGACTCAATGTCGACTGCAGCATTTTGGATAGTAAATTTATCTCCAACCGTAAGAAGGGCAGAGTTATTAACTACCAAATCTGCTTCACGATAATCAACATTTGTTACAACTCGTGTAGTAGCATTTACAGAACCACCTGAAGGTACAAAAAGTTGATCACCTGTAATTGTTACAGCTGGATCAGCGCCCCCTGTAATATTGGGCAGAAAAGAGCCGACATAAACATCGAATTCAGCTACATTTTTCCCAATTTGTCCTGTTTTCCAAGTTTCTGCAGGTCTACCTTGAACAGTTTGACGAGCAGCTAAATCACTTCCAAAAATGAGGTTATCTCTGTCATTAATACAGAAAAACCTACTAGATTGATTAGCTTGTCGTTCATTCATCATTGCTTGGGCTTCAGCAATGAACTCATAACCACTTGTTGCATTAGATCTATAAAACATAGCAGCTTGAGTAGCAATTGCACTTGCAATATCTGAGTTCAACTCAGTAGCTTGGCGTTTGCCCGATGTTTCAGCTCGACGTTCCCAGAAACGCATACTCCTTAAATCATCTGCTCTCATCTGTACAAAATCGTTGTTAGGAGTTCCAAGAACAGCTGGATAAGTTTCTTCTATGATTCCGGTTTCGAGACCTGTAAGATCCCAACCTGCAATTACAGGGGCATGCTGTTGTACAGGATACCAAATCACATTACTGGCATTCTGCATCATACTCTGGTTTGGTTCATGAAAATCAACTAAATCAAGGAGAGATAGTTGGTGTTCATAAGTATCCTTAAATTTTTCAAACATTACTTCAGCGACTTTACCTGTTGAGGAAGCCATAATTTATATTCCTTTCTACCACTTAGAAGTATTAATACCTGCAGCTTTTGCCTCTTTTTTAGCATTATAGGCAGCTTGAGAATTGCCTTTAGAGTGAGCATTATCATACTTCTTTTTGAAAACTCGCTCTTTATTAGAAGAAGAAGCGTCTCCATTTAATTCATTTGCAGGTGCAGGTGCAGTTGATCTTCTTTTTGTGGTACTTAATAGTTTTGCTTTCTGTTCACCTAAGAAAGCAGTTGCTCTCAAACCATGGGGGTCTTCTGAAAGAAGAGTTATTAATTCACCCCTAAGAGCATTGCTCCTTCCTAGTTTATATATAACTTTCTCAGAGCCTTTCCCTAAGAGAGAAATTATTTGATCAACGACTATGTTGCCCTGCCCTGGCCTAATTGCCTCTATGGCACTTCTTACTATCTCATCCGCTTGTTTATAAGTTTCTGCTGAAATACCACTGTCTTTAATCAACTTATCAGCCCGTAGATAATGGTCGTCTACTGCTGAATTAAGTTTTTTAATTGCCTTCGCTTGTGTATCACGAAGTTGATTTTGCCCATGTATAACAGAAATTTTAGAATCAAGTCGTTTGTCTTCATACTCATCCAGAGCAGTTTGGTAAGCCTCAAAGGATTCAAATTCATCCTGTTTAGGTCTTACCAGGATTTTATCTCGAATAGGAGTTGCTGAACCTTGTTTTTTAAGGCCTTCATTTTCCTTCTTGAGTTTCTCAATCTCAGCATCTCTATCCTCGATTTTCCCCTTTAGCTTACGTTTTGCACGTATGTGTGCACTAACAGGCATACTATCAGATAATGTCTGGTCATCATCCTCCTTCATCCAATCAGCTGTGTCATCAACAACTGTGTCATCAACAACTGTGTCATCAACAACTGTATCATCAACAACTGTGTCATCAACAACTGTGTCATCAACAACTGTGTCATCAACAACTGTGTCATCAATAACTATGCCATCAACAACTGTGTCATCCAGATTACTTTCAACCATCATATTCCTCCTTGATGTAAGGTACCTTGTGAAAGCACAAGTACTTGCATTTTAACCAGTTTGCTTCTGTTGTCTACCCCTACTCTCATGGGATCCATTATTTATTCTTTTAGTTATACTTTTTAAATCAATGAGTTTAGTAGCATTATCAACTTGTTTACCAAAAGCTTCTATACTTGTCATATCAATTTTTGCATTAGTTTCCCTTATATCTGCTAAAATATCCATTCGTTTTGTCTCAGCATTAAAAGCATCAATAGCTGCTTGTCTCTCATCATTTTGTGCATTTAACTGCATCTCAATGCCTTTACGTTTTTGTTCAAGTAGATCAGCATCCCCTTTCTTATTTTCCGCAATAGCTATCATTGTAGCAGCATCAGGCTCTTTTGGTTTTTCTTGTGATTGTTTCATGAAGGCTTCATCTTCTGGTGTTTGTGGCTTCCTAATACCCATTATCATTAATTGTTTATTTACATAATCTCTAATATCATCAAACTCAACACCATCAGTAAGAGCAAGTATTTTAAGTTGTAGAGCTTTTCTTACAGGATCTTGTGGGTCCATTAAAACCATCATTGTTTCTAACCTGTCAATTGTTTGTTCTTTTTGACTTGAATAGCTTGGACCTATTTTAGAAAAAACCTCAAACTCAGCTCTTCGTAAGTCATTAACAGTAATAAGGTCACCGGTTTCTTTATCTACTATAGTATCCATTACCTGAGTTTCTTTTTTGGTACCATCAGCTAACTCAACCATAACTTTTCTAGGAGTATCTATAACTTCAGATGCCATGGAAATCCAGACTTCACCATCCCTGCGTTTCGCGTGCTTCATATGAATTTGAAATCTCATAGACTGGCGTTCAATTCTAGCTTCCAACTTTTGAACAGCTTTTCCTGAAATATCTGGTTCAGCAACCTTATCAGGAACACCAGGATTAGCTACATCAGTAACTGCTTCTTTAGTTAAACCCAGTACCAAAGGAAGAGCAGTGGGCATAGGTTGTTCTGGCATAATTCCTATTGGAGTTGATGGTAACTCTTCACCATCTGCTGTCTTCCTATTTAAGAGTAAATATGGGTATGCATTATCAATACCACTCTCGGAATACATATCTTCAAATCCTTGGAGTTGCTCTGGCCAGAACAAAGGTTTTTGACGCGGTGATCTTGAAAGTATATCACCCATATAAGAAAAAGCAAAGTTTCTTAAACGTTGTGGATCTTTGGCGAGTCTTGTTATACCTTCCCAGTATTCTTCTCCTTCAACTACTGCATGTTCTCCATAACAAGGTATAACTGGAATATATTGACCCGCTATTCTTTCTTCTTTAAGCACTTCTGCTCCAGAAGCTATATATTTTGTAACAACATTTCTTTTGATTTTTCTTTCAGAAACTATTGAATAACCCCCATCAAGCATATCATCCATTATGCCCATTAGATCAGATTCTTGTAAATCAAGAGTTTCACCAAACGGATCCTCCATTGTAAGAATGACATCATCAATCTCTTCTACATGATAGAAGCTTGTTATATAAATCTTTTTACCTTCTCCCCCTAGCCATGGAAATGTATAGGAATGCTCAGGTAGTTTAAAAGATTCTACATTTATACTCTCAAGTTCTTCTCCAGTAAGTTCTTCAACTAAATTTTTATAACCTTCTTCTGTATATGCTGTTAAAACTGAACAATACTTCGCATCAGACTTATCTAAAAGTTTTGAATTTGGATCCCAGTATACTGTATTGTTAGCCTCAAAAATGGGTTTACGAAGTATTACTTGTTTATCATTGTCAACATTTTGACTTTCATACTTTGTATAGAGTAACCAAGCTCCTATCCCACAAACTACATTCTCTGTTTCAGCATTCTCAAACGCTTCTATAGAGGTATTTTTTTGAAGACCAGATCTATATAAACCATCTGCCAGTTCTGCTGAATCTTGTCTAGTTTCATTTAGAGGAGTAAAATCTACTTGAACAGGGTTTGAGGCAAGATCTGATAAAATCTGCCTTCCAGCTTTACGTAATACATCAAATTCACCACGATATGCTAATTGAGAAGACTGAAGAACTTCATCATCCCATTGTGTTACCCAGTAAAATACCAAATCATTAGAAGATCGTTCTCTGGGAATCTGATTAGCTACATAAGCTTTTTCATGCATTTGTTTAAGTTGTTTTAGTTCAAGTGCCATTAATGACTCGCTCTTCTCTTTTGGTCCCTATAAGTAGAACCTATTGGTTTAATAGATTGTGGTCTTCTAGCGCCACCTACAACTATAACTTTTGGAACTTTCCACAACATTTTAACAGAATCCGCTAAGTTTGGTGAAGCAATTTTAAACTTAGATTTCATAACATCTTTTGGGTATAAATCCAACATCCCATTTGCATTAGGTTTCTTTGGTATTCTACATAATTCTGCTCTAAGTTTAGTAAGTTCAACGATGCCAGAAGAAAAAGATATTAGTGTTTCCGGATCGTGGTATTTCTTTTTTACAACTGCTTCAAAAGTTCGGTAAATTCTATTCCTGAGCTCAAAGTACTTTTGAACCCTAAGATTTTTAAAGACTTCTTTATTTGTTTTTTGATTCTGAACTGAGAATATATCTGATCCTTCAGCATTTATTGGTTCATAAATTGAATTTGGACCCTCAACACTTTCAGATCCTTTATACTGCATCAATCTTATGCTTTTCCCACCAAATGCTTTACTGATTTGCCTGTTAAGGCCAATTCCTACACCATCACAATCCCATGTAAAGGCATCTGATTCATTTTGTATGGCGAGTCCAGTCGCCCAATCACATCCTTCATTAATATCTCCAGTAACTTTTTCTTCAATCTGAAGAACCACAGAACCATGCCTAAAGGCATAACCTTTAGAATCTTCTCCTTCATCAGAGGGGTCATGTGAAGATATTTTTACCCCTAAAGGTCCAAATCCTAACTTTATATGAGCATCAATACATGCATCAAACCATTTGGCATCTATTAGAGCATTATCTACTGAATCATTGTATTTACCTTCCCAGATGTGGTCATAAAGAGCTCTAGATAGAGACTGATAGTCGTTGAGTCTTTCAGCTTCAAGTTCAATGGGGAACCAAGGATTATCACTATGGTTAATTTTTACAACATAGTGTAAGTCATCTTCATAAAAGCCATTTTTATCTAACTCTTTTTGAAAGGGAACTATAAATCGCTGGGAGAAGGGGTCAGCTTCACTCATAGGATTGGCGGAGATCCATAGCTCAGAATCTGCTTCCCGGAGGGTAGGAGTTAAAATTCGGAGACTTTCTTCAGAGATAAACTGACCCTCTTCTAGCCAAAAGTATTTAAAACCAAACATGGATTTAATAGCTTCAATAGACCTTGCAAGTCCTCGAAAGCGAAATCCACCACCGTTTGCATGTTCTATTTTATTGTTGTAATGTTTAAATCCAGGAATCTTGAGTTTATTAATCTCTGATTTGAGAAGCGCAAAAACGCTGTCTTCAATTGAATTTTGGTATTCACGTAAACAGCCTACCAAGGCCCCTTCAGTTTGAGCCTTCATAGACAACATATCCGAAAAGGACATTGATTTGGCACCACCTCTCCCACCATAAGCAACCTTATACCTCTTAGGTTTACTCACAAAGGGAGTTAGTTTCTCAGGTATCTGTAACTGCAACGCCATTTACTCATCTTCCTTTTCTTGTTTTGGTTCAGCACTTACAACCCTAACCTCCCAGACCTTATCTCCTTCACTGGCCCCGCCAACTTCCTTAGACTTCAGTAGTGGATTTTGGTTTATTAAGTTCACCAGTGTCTCAGTCAGCGATTTCAGTATTGCTGCTGATCGTGGATCATCATCTTTTATATTAGCTGCTAAAGAAATTGCTTTTTGGAGGAGTATGGCTTCTAGTTCAACATACTTTGAACCAAGAAACTTTTGTTTGAGGATTAGGAAAGCCTGTGCTTGATTTATGGTTTGTGTGCTTAACTTTTCTAGTACATCATCAAGAGACTTAACATCATTCATGTCTACTAGAGTATCCTGTCCCAAAGAAATTTGTTTCCAGCTTTTGGAATTGTACTCTAAGACGGCGAACGAGATTGAGTGTTCACTAGCTAAATCTTCTAACGAAAACCCCAAGAATTCGTATTTAAACTGTACCAAGTCCCAATTTGTATCTTGCATAATCGTCCTTTATCTAATAATATCTTCTAATTATATTGTATCATAGTTTTGAGTCTTTGTAAATAAAAAAGTGATGACGGGATACAGATTTGTTTGGGTTTGATAGGAGTATTAGTGGTATTGATGAGAGCAATGCTGGACTATCAGTTTATAGCTGTAAATGTGGACATAGTAATGCTGGACTATCAGTTTATAGCTGGTAAAAATAAAATGGTGAAATATTTTTGCTTGACCTTATGATTTTTATACAAATGTTTTTACTAAAAGGAGCATAGGGGCTTTGTTTCAGTTGAAACTACTTCTGTTGATATTACTTCTGTTGATATTACTTCTGTTGAAACTACTTCAGTAAATATTACTTCTGTTGAAACTATTTCAGTAGATATTACTTCTATTGAAACTACTTCTATTGAAACTACTTCAGTAGATATTATTTCAATAGACATTATTTCAATAGATATTACTTCAATAGATATAATTTCTGTTGAAACTAATCTAATGAATATCATTCATAAGTTATTACTATCTTTACTCAATGAATATCATTCATAAGTTATTACTATCTTTACTCAATGAATGCTATTTATTTTATATCATAAGTAATAAAAAAGAATTCAATTATAAAAAATAACTGTTTACAAAGTGTTTTTCTTATGATATATATATAAATTATGTTAAACAATAAAGTCAATTATGAACCTGAGAAATTCTAATTGACAAATGCTCTTTTAAAATTTAAATATACTATAGGTGCTATTATGACAAATTACAATGAATTAAACAAAAAACAATTGATTAAATTAATTGAAGATCAAGATCAAATTATTTTAGATTTGCAAATCAAATTAGAAAGTTCAAATAATCAATCTGGTAGAAAAAGTCAAGTTCTTGAATTATTAAAATCAAATGAATCAATTTCAATTCTTGAACTTTCAAAAGAATTAAACATTTCAACAAAAAATGTTTCAAGTCAATTAACTTATCTTAGAACTGACGGTTATAAAATCTGTACAAATGAATCTGGAAGAAAATTTTTGCTTCAAGAAGTTGAAAAATCTGAAGAACTTAAGAAAACTGAAAAGTTTCTTGAATCACTTGAAAAAGTTGAATAACATTTATTAAAAAGAAAAAATCCAGAAACTGAAAAGTTTCTGGATTTTTTTTTCTTCACTTTTTTCTTCCAGCATCACTAACCATTTATTAGCACAAAACTGTACATAAAGAAATGATAAATTAAGTCCAGCATCACCAATTATTCACTGGCACATAATTATACGCGAAAAAAATGATGTTTTAACTATCCAATCCAGCCAAATTGTATAGCAAAACCCAGCCAAATAGGTAAAAAAATCCAGCACTCAAGAATTTGACAGAAAGCCCAGCCACTATTTTTTTTACTTAATAAATTCAAGTACTTATGTGTACCGGTATTTTCCCACACTACTCCATTATTTCGTGCACCAAAAAATAGCAGTACCAGAAAAATTTATAACCAATTTTTGACAAATTATCATTACCCCATCGTTCCGTCATTCTTTTCTTTTATTTAATAAATTCAAGTACTTATATAATCTTTTAAATGAAAATGATAAGTATACTATATTAAAACAAGGTTGGTAAAAGGCCCTATTATATACATGCGAGGTTTTTAGAATTTGTCACTCTTTCACTATTCACTTTTTTTAGCCATTTCCAGCCTATAAGTACTTGATTTTATTACATAAAATGAAATAATGAAAACGAAATTTTAGCCTCTTCCCCCAATCACTTCCACTATTTTTAACCATATTTTCTTACTGAAAAGAGCTTTTCCTCAGTCATAAAATTATCCAGTTTTATCAATTTATTTTTAGATACCAATTTTTGCGTAGCCAGATGAAATCAGCAAAAATTCAGCACTTTTTTAGCCAATTCCTTCATTTTCCTCAGCACACGAATTACCCGGCGTTGCTATTTTATTTTTTAAAAAAGACTCAGCATTATCACATTTTACTAAACTTATTTTTGTTTTCTTTTGGCATTATATATTTACTTTTGGTTAAGAATTTAATATAATATATTTATATGAAAGTAGATAAATTAACAATTAACACTGGAGGTAAAATTATGGAAGATGTTATAATGTTTTGTCCAAATTGTAAAGCTGTTTTTGTAACAAATGAAGATACTGATATAGAAATTTTTCAAGATAAATTTGGTGAACCTAATGAATTTTGTATAACTTGTATAAATTGTACTGATGCTGTAAATATAGAAAATTGTAGATTCAGTACTTTTAATCTTTTAAATGAGTATAGATGTAATAAATGCGAATGTGGTGAAGATTATATTTATTTAGATGATTTAAGTAAATATGATTTATTTATTTTTTTAACAAAATAAATCAACTTCTTTGGCATTGTTTTTATCTTGACTATTAGAAAATACTTCTTTATCATTATGTCCCTCAATACTCTTGCCAATACTTCCAGCTATTTATAAAACTCAAATTGTGCATAAATAAATGATAAATAAATAATACTAACCAATCCAGACTTATTTGTTAACCCAGCTCTTTTTTTGTTTACTTTTTTATAAAAACAAACTATAATGATTTTATTAAACAATTCAATCAAGGAGGTACAGATGTCAACAAAAAATTACATGTCTATAGAAGACAAACAAAAAGCATTAGAATTATTTAAAGCCCATTATACTGCAAAGGAAGCAGCTAATTTCTTTTCCTTTGGTTACGCTACTCTTCGCAATCTTTGGAGAGGATTTGAATTTGCAGGAATTGAAAAATATGATAGAATGGATTTGATAAATGCCAAAACTGAATAAAACTGATGTCATAAATCAAATAACTGCAAATATTCCAAAAGAAATCAGAGAATCAAAAATTTGGTTGGCTTACTATTTTCGCCCTAATAAAGATGGTACGTTCTCCAAACCACCTTGTGCTCAGCAAGGCCATTCTGTAGATGCAGATCAATGGGGTGTGACGTTTGAAGAAGCCATTAAAGATGGGTATCCTGGGATTAAGATAAATAAACATACTGACTTGGTAGCGTTTGATGTTGATGACAAAGATGCCAAACTTGGCAAAAGAGCCTTTGATATGTCACGATTGTCAAAAGAGTTTCAAGAGTTTATGGCAAAACATAATTCATATGCGGAGATATCACCATCGGGATGTGGTGTCAGGATATTAATGCACTGTGAAAATAAAGATAGTCTTCCTGGTAGAGCTAGTCTGTCTAAAGATTTATGCATTGGTGGTGAGTTGTATATAAACTCTGGATATGTTACCATTACTGGGAATCAAGTAGCAGGTGAAGGTATTGCAACTATAAAACCTGAAAAGTTAAAACAGTGGTATATAACCGAAGAAACTAAGAAAGCTGAGGTTGTTGAATCTGATACTCCACCATTGAATTTAGCTCTTGATGCACTGAATACATGCTTTTTGGACCAAAGAACTAGGGTTAAAACAGTTTACAAAACTATCACGGGTCAAGACTACAATCATTATGACTATTGGTTAAAGATTCTATCAGCTTGTCATGATTATGCAGTTAAATCAAACCAGATGACCAGAATAGTATCTGCCGTTGTAGAATGGTCTCAAACTGATAATAAATCCTTTGAAAGTGAAGAAGATGTAATAAAACATTGGTCCTCACTATCCCAAAAGGAATCAGGTATAACATTCCACACATTGTTCAAGTTTGCTCAAATGTTGAAGTTTCAATGGCCACAAGAAGCCTATGACAAACAAGGCAATCCTACTGGAAAGCCCATGATAAATTCATGTGAAAACTTTGAATATATGATGAACTACTTTAATATTCATTTGTGTCAGGATATATTTAATGGTAGCTTTTATGTCAAAGCAGACGAAGACATACTAAATAAGTTTTTCTTTGGTAAAGAAAATATATCAGACTATTTTGGGATGATAGGACCTTATTCAGTTGAGGAACTTAAATTTAAATTTTGGGTGATTGCACAAAAGAATGGATATGCCAATGTGACCTACTCAACTATATCACCATTGTTTAGTGCATATTTAATGGATAATGTAAAGACAGTAAATATGCTCAAGTTGTGGTTGGATACTCCTGAGGAAGAGTTGTCAAAGGATATGATTGAAAAAAAAACAGATATTAAGAAATCAAATTTAAATTTTCTGATGTCGTGTATAAAGTTCAATGTAACACAAGACATTGAATTAGCCAAAAACTATTTTGATACTTTCTTTTTTGAAATGATGATGCCCCTTTATAATATAGAAAGGAAATACTCTCAGCGAAGCTTTATGCTTGTTATGACAGGACCAGAAAACTGTAGAAAAACTACCTTTTTCTCGATGCTGTTTCCACCTAATTTAAGGAGACAATTTGTTACTAACTCAACAGAAACACTTGGAGGAGCCAAATCCATACGAGACTTTGCAACTTCTTTGGTAACGTCTGCTCTTGTTGTCACAGATGAATTTGAAATCTTCTACAATAAAAAGAATGACTCACTGTTTAAGACTTATGTAACCTCAGATGTAATTGACTATGTCCCCATTTATGAGAAGTCTATGAGGAAAGAATTCAAGAATGCTGTTTTGGCAGGAACAACAAACAGAAGAAGTTTAGCATTTGAACAAGATAGTAATAGAAGATTGGCTATGATAGATGTGAGATATATTAATACAACTGCAATGGAAAATATTAATTGGCATCACTTTTACAAAGAATATATAGCTAAAGGAAAAAAGGCTATGACTAATGGCATTCATCCCTGGAAACTATCTAAAGAAACTATAAAACTACAATATAAAGTAAATGAAGAATTTAGAGCTCAATCTAATATGGAAATCATACTTAGAGATGTTTTTGATTTTGATATGAACTTTCACAGTAAACCTGCTGAGTATGAAAATATAAGTATTCAACGTAATAAAGAGCTTTCAAAGATGAGTGAAATACTTGGTGCCATAAAACAAAGATACCCCACTCTTCAAATTAAACCTGCAGAATTAAAACACTTGCTTAAACGGTTGTGTGGCAATTATACACATACTACAAACAGAATGAAACCCCTCAGAAGATACAAAGGTTCTATTGAAAATGGGATAATCACACAAGGACAATGGGTTAAATATGTCATGCCACCAAAGAATACAGACTTTGAATAAAAGGAGGACAAAATGAAAAAAATTGATATGCCAATTTATACAAACAATACTTATGTTCCTACTATAATTGAAACTATCAATAAAATAATAGAAAAATTGGATGAATTAAATCAAGATGTTGATGAATTAAGAGACGATATATACCGAATAAATATTAAATAAAAGGAGGATAAAAATGATTCCTTGGATTTTACTTTTTTGTTGTTATTGTATTATATGTTGGTTGACTGGGCTATTATTAGAACGGCCTATTATAGCAGCTGTTAAATTAGTTGGACCTAATTCAACACTTAAAAATTGTACTATTAGAATACAGTCAGCTAAGTGTGGAGTTAATGTCACAGGTAATAACTGTAAAGTAATAAGTTGTTTTCTCTATACAAGTAAATAAGAAAAAGGTGGATATTATGAAATATAAATGTTTCAATTGCCAAAAAGAATTAATTTTAGGTCATGATATATTTTATGGATTATCAATTAGTTTTAAAGATATAATAACTCATAATAATATATATTTTAAAGATAAAGGATTAAAACAAACTGTAGTTTTTTGTGAAAATTGTGGTAATGCTGCTACAATAGCAGCAAAAGAATTATGTCACCATTTAGCTTCATTATAAATAGAATTATTTCTTTTCTTTTGATATTATGTGTTTACTTTTAGCTGAAAACTTAGTATAATGAATTATATGAAGGTAAATAAGTTAACTATTAACTACCAAACAGGAGGGATGAAACATGGCAACAATTTCAAATGTAGGGGCAGGAGATTCTGGAAGAAAAGTAAGTTTACCAGAGCTTAAAGAATTATCATCTGAAGATAGAGAAGAACTTGGAAGATTGGCTAAAATTGAGTTAAACAAGGAATAAATTTATCATTGAGTTAGAAAAGAAACTTAGAAGGTTGGAGAAAGAGTTTGCCAGTAACCCATTGGCAATTCTTAAAAACAAGCTAAGAAACTTCAAGCAAAATTGGATAAGCGGAGGACAAACTAATGGGAAAAGCTCATGAAGATGTAGTTCGTGAAGCATTAAAAGTTATTGTGAAAAACAAAGAGGCTAAAGCTTTAAACTATGCCATTAATTATGCAGAAACAGGATTGGCTATGACAGGATATTCACTTAAAGTACAATGTCTTTATGTTTTAAACAACATAGTTTATTGGAGAGGTAAGGAAGCCAAAGAAGTTCGTAAAATTCTTAAAGATTTTGTAAAGGAGTAAAAATGTGTGAATTTATAAGTTGGATAGAATATAAAGGTAAACTTTTGTATATTTCTAATTATGAATTAAATACCCCGGATGGTAAAGAACTTTGTAGAAAACTGAATTATAATTTTTATGAAGAAATAAAAGGACATGGAGCCATTCGTGAATATTTTGGGTTATCAAGTAAACAAGGAAAAAGAATGGAATGTACTGATTTTTCAGATATAAATAACTTTCCACAAGAAATTGTAAAAAAGATTATACTTGGTGAATTTAGTCAAATAGCAATTATTCCAGAACTTTTAGAACAATCTGCATGGTATAAATATGAAAAAGTAAGACAACCTGCACGGGATAACTATGAAAAAGTAATACAATTTGCATGGGATAACCATGAAAAAATAAGACAACCTGCATGGGATAACTATGAAAAAGTAATACAACTTGCATGGGATAACTATGAAAAAGTAACACAACCTGCATGGGATAACTATGAAAAAGTAAGACAACTCGCATGGGATAACTATGAAAAAGTAACACAACCTGCACGGGATAACTATGAAAAAGTAGAAAAATCTGCACGGGATAATTATGAAAAAGTAAAACAATCTGCATGGGATAACTATGAAAAAGTAATACAATTTGCATGGGATAACCATGAAAAAATAAGACAACCTGCATGGGATAACTATGAAAAAGTAAGACAACCTGCATGGGATAACTATGAAAAAGTAAGACAACTTGCACGGGATAACTATAAAAAAGTAATACAACCTGTTTTTTGGGAATTATTTTCTAATCCTTTAAATAGAATACCAAATTGGAAAAACATAAAGGAGTAAAATGAAACTATTTACAGAACCATTAGATTATATTATTATGTTTTTATTTTTCTTTTTTCTTGGCACAATATTTGGTTACTTTTGGTGTTTTAAAGCTATAGGAGGATAATATTATGGCTGAAGATCTTAAAATTTTTAAAGATTTATTAAAAAAGTTAAAAATAATAGGTGCAACTAATATCAAACAATCTAAAACAACTGATGAATTAATTTTTGATTATCAAAATGGACGTTTCTTTATAAAAAAAGATTGGAGAGGAATTACTATAGATCCAGTTACTGGACTACCAACATAAGCTATAGGAGTATAAATGGCACTATATGAGGGAAAATTCAATTATTATGGTGAACTTCATAATTTCTTTAGACATGCTTCAACCATTAACAAAGCATTCTTTTTGATGACAAAAAGACTTGCTGCAAAATTAGAAGTGAATCATGCTTCAATAAAATATTATTTTGGAGGTATGAGGGACAATTTTCAAATAAAGGAGGTAATTAAATAATGGTAGTAGAATACAATATAATATAATAAATTATTGTAAGAATTTTAATAGTAATTAAATATTCCAACCAGTTTTATGAGAAAACTGGTTGGAATATTTTTACTCAAAATGGAGGGAATATGAGTATAAAAAACAAATTAAAAGAGTTATTCCATAGACATAAATTTAGAACACTTTTGATTTTTACTCCTCATAGCACAAATAAATATGATTTTTTATTAAGGTGTGATTGTGGTTATACTAAACTTACAAAATTACCATATACAATAACAGAAATTTCTGAAGTTAAAAGAAAAAGGAGGTAAAAAGTAATGGCACAACATTCAAATTATAGCCCGTCTAGATTGTCCAGGATTATTGCTTGTCCGGGGTCAGTTGAGTTAATAGAAAATCTTATGATTACATCTACAATAGCAGAGAAAAAAGCTAGTGTAGATGCAGCTCATGGGACTATGCTTCATAGTGTTATAGAAAAACATTATATTAGTCCTGGAAATCACAATGTTAAAGCTCTTGATGGGTTAGAGTTAGATGATAGAGTTCTTATAGAGGATGCTACAGAGTATTTAGATTTAGTTTTCAAAAGTATTGGGCATTCTAATTTAATAATAAAATCAGAATTAATTGTTTATTTATCATCCTGGGGTATCCGTGATGTTTGGGGTACTCTTGATTATAGCATTATAAACCCTATTAAACGGCATGCAGATATTATTGATTGGAAATTTGGCGCGGGTATTACAGTCTATGCCAAAGAAAATCCTCAGTTGTTAGCATATGCAGCGGGTGTTCTTAGTTGGCCTACAGGTGTCCAAACAATAACTCTACATATTGTGCAACCAGCTATTGATCATTATGATACATGGGAACTCTCAATTCATGAATTGTATGATTGGGTCCATGGTGTTCTTGCTATTGCATTAAATAAATGCCAATCTTCAGGAATTGATAAGTTCAATCCTGGAATAGATCAATGTAGGTGGTGTGAAGCTAAGAACCATTGTGAAGCACGAATGAGATTTGCAGAAGAAACAGCAGTTAAGCTCTTTGATGCCAAAGAAAAGCTTGCTACATGCTCGTCAATGGAGAGTTTAGTTGAATTGATTAAATTGGCTCCTTTGGTAGAAGATGCTATTAAGAGTATAAGGTTGTACTTACAGACAGAACTAACAAAGGGAAATGATGTTCCAGGGATGAAGTTGATTAGAGGTAGAGCTAATAGAAAATGGGTAGATGAAAATGCTGCTATTACTTGGTTGGCCAAGAATACGTCTATTGAAGAGTTGTTCACATCTAAACTTCGTTCACCCAGTCAACTTGAAAAGGAACTTAGAACTCTCAAGAAAAATGATGCATTTAAACAGCTTTTTGAAACTCCAGATGGTAAGATTTCTATGGTTCCTGAATCAGATGGCCGTCCAGCAATACAAACTGATTCCAAAGCGATTGATGTGTTTGCAGATATATCTGAATAATTTTTAGTATTACGCATTTACTTTTGGCATTAAAAACTATATAATTATTTATAAGTAATTGCATATGGCAATTAAGCAACATGAACCTTTAACATGGAGGATTTTATTTATGGCAATGAGAGATGACATTAAGATTGCAATTGAAAAGGGTGGAGCAACAAAAGAATCGTTGCTTTTATTAACAGGAACTACTGAAAAGGGTCTTGCATCACAATTCACTTATATGAGGATGATGGGTAACTGCCCTATGAAGCAAGAAGATGGCACATTTAAGATTGTTACCGGGGAGGAGTGGGATGCACACAAGGCAGAGTCAGGAACTGCAGTTACAAAAAACCTTACACCTGCCCAACGTGTTGAACGTGCTGAAAAAAGATCCACAAGAGCGGCATCCGCATTTGACAATGCAAAGAAACGTCATGAAGCTGATAAAGCAAACAAACTGAACGAGTTAAAATTTATCAAAGCTGATGCGGAATTTAAGATTGCGGAACTTGAGCTTGGTGCAGCCGAAAAAATTCTTGCTGAAGCTCCAGTTGGTGAAGCTCCAGTTGGTGAAGCTCCAGTTGATGAAGCTCCAGTTGATGAAGCTCCAGTTGATGAAGCTCCAGTTGATGAAGTTCCAATTTATGAAGTTCCCTATGAAATAACCAAGGGTAAAAAAAATAAGAAAGGAAAAAATAAATAATAATCCCTGGCTCCTCACTTAAGTAATTCCAAAAAAGGCCGTGTATAATACACGGCCTTTTTAACTGGAGGATAATCTATGAGTAAAAAGTTAGATAACGATAAAAATAGGCTAGATTTAATTAACCCTACTTTTATCAGTGGAATTGGAAAAGTTTTGACGTTTGGTGCTAAAAAATATAAGCCATATAACTGGCAAACTTTAAGAGATCCACAAGACAGATATTATGGAGCGGTTATGAGGCATTTAATGGAATGGAGGGCTGGTTCACTTATGGATAAAGAATCAGGACTATCTCATTTACTTCATGCTGCATGTAATTTAATGTTTTTATTTTGGTTTGAAAGGAGGGAAAATGACAAAGAAGAGATTTAAGTCTTATGAGGACTGCAAAATTAATATTGTTTATAAAACTCCAACTCCAGATTGGACATGTGTAGCAGCAAGCAATCTGACTCAAAAGAAAAATTATGCCGTTTATAATAGCCCAGAAAAAAAAGAACGACTGGTTAAATATTTGCTTAAAGCAAATCATACCTCAATCTTTGAGCATTGTTATATAACAGTTATTATATCAAATGTATCGAGGTCTTTTTTGGCACAGATAACCCGTCATCGTATGGGGTCATTTACTTCAGCAAGTCAGCATTATCAAGAATATGATGAATACCCAAATATACTTCATCCTAATATGGTTGATAACTTAGATGCTAAAAGAATACTTGATGATTTGGATATGTATTATAAAAGCCTCATTAATAGAGGCATACCAAAAGAGGAAGCTAGACAAATTCTTCCCAATGCTAAAGCGGTTAATATTATGTGGACAGTAAATGCTAGGTCTTTAATAAACTTTCTCAACCTTCGCATGTGTGAACGCAATGTTACTGAGATGCTTTTGTTTGCAAAAGCTATGTCTACTATAGCTAAAGGTTGGTGGCCTAATTTATTTAATTTAGTTGGTCCTGATTGTTTTATGACTGGCAATTGTAAGCAAGGGAGAATGGCTTGTGATAATCAAAGCAAGAATCTCAAAAAATGAATGCTACTTGAAAATAGCTCAAGCTCTTGCAGAAAGAAGTACTTGTTTAGATAAGCAAGTAGGTTGTGTTATTATAAATAGTAGAAATGAAATTATTGCAACTGGCTATAATGGAGCTCCACGAGGGTATGAACACTGTATTGAACTTGGACATTGTATAAAACTGGAAACCAATAATCCAGCCAAATGTTCTTCAGCTCATGCAGAACAAAATGCACTTATACAATGTAGAGTTCCAGAACAGATACACACCATATATACAACTTTAAGTCCCTGTGTGGCTTGTATCAAAATGATAATGAATACACCTTGTAAAAGAATTATATTTTTAACTGAACATAAACACCTAGAAGCAAAAGAGCTATGGGGAAAGGCTTGGATTAAGTATGGATGTAATTGAGATGTTTGAAAGAATTAAAACTTATCACAAAAAGTTGGGGTATAATTTTGATGGATATACTTCTGAAGAAAAGATGAGAAGTTTTCGAGATTTTGCATTAGCATTAAATCAAGAAGTAGCAGAAATAGTAAACAGTACTCCTTGGAAACCTTGGAGAGCAATAGAAGATCAAGAATATAACATTTGTAATGTGATCAGAGAAGTGATAGATTGTATATTCTTTCTAGGAGGAATCTGTGAAATTTTAAATATTTCTCCAGGAGAAATTAATGAAATGTTTATTGCTGTAGAAAAAAACAATTATTTAAGAATAACAGAAGGATATAATAATAAAGAGGAGGATAGGGGGTGGTATTAGTGGCTAATAGAAGAGTAAAAATTTCTTATGGCCGGACTTGTCAGCCTGCTCCATACGAAAGTATCCGGTTAGATGTGGCAATAGAAAAAGAGGTTGAAGATAGTGCCAATCTATTGGAAGAAGTTGATAAATCTGTAAATGGCCTTAGGCAATATATTAAAGATAAAATTGCCAACATACTTAGAAATGAATGACAAAAAGTTAAGGAGACAAAAAGACATGATAACAACTTTAGTAAGATTCAGTTATTTAAATTGTTTTGAACCAAAGGCAAACCCTTCAGGAGATCTTAAGTATTCAGCTTCCATTCTTATTCCAAAGGAGGATAAAGCTGGAATTAAAGCCATACAAGCAGTGATTAACTTGGCTGTTCAGAAGGGCTTAGATACTAATAAATTTACAAAAGCTCAAATTAAAGGACTTCGTCTTCCTCTTCGTGATGGTGATGAGGAATTTGATAGCGGAAATAGAGGAGCAGAGTATCAAGGGTGTTTCTTTTTAAACTCTTCATCTGTAAATAAACCAGGTGTAGTTAAAGTTCAAGTAGATGGACCACCTGCCCCTATTTTTGATCCAGAAGATTTTTTTAGTGGTTGCTATGGACGAGCAGATATCAATTTCTTTCCTTACAACCAAGCAGGTAATAGAGGTGTAGGTGTTGGACTTAATAACCTTCTGATGGTTAAAGAAGGTGAACGTCTAGATGGTCGTCAAAAAGCTGAAGATGCTTTTGCAGATTTTACTGCAGAATCAACTGAAGAAACTTCAGATGAGTTAGAATAAACCTTAAATGATAACAAGGGGTATGGGGCTACATCCGGGGGGTATGGTTGTTATCTTATAGGAGGAAATATAATGGGGCAAGTGAGTGAAGATGTTTTAAACGGAATTTGTTGTCAAGAATGTGGTGTTTGGATGCCTGAGGTTTTTAATAAAAAATTAAATATTTTCAAAAATCCTCCTGGTTATCCTAGAAGATGTAAAAATTGTAATAAACAAAAACATGATGAACTAAAAAAATTATTAAATAAAAAAGGGAAGATTAATGTCACTAATAGGAATTGACTTTGAAACTAAAAGTGAAGTTGCTTTAGTTAAGCATGGACGAATGAATTATTTGAATGGCAAAGAAGCAGATATAATCTGTATGGGGTATAAAATTGATGATGAACCAACTCAACTTTGGATTCCTGGTAACCCACTTCCTAAGTTTATGAAATCTATTAACTCCCATAAATTTTATGCTTTTAATGCGCAGTTTGACTTAGCTGTATGGAATACGCTTGGTGTTAAGTATAAATTTCCACAATCCTCTATTAGTCAGTGGATTGATGTTATGGCTATTTGTGGAAGATTTACATATCATCAGTCTCTTGCTAATGCAGGTGAAGACCTCAAACTTAAAATTCAAAAAAATCCAAGAGGTAAAGCATTAATCCAATTAATATGTTGTCCACCATTTGTTTATACTCATTTAGATTTAATAGAGTTACACGAATATTGTAAACGTGATGTTGATACAATGTATGAGATGCTTAATGCTTTACCTGCTTCTAAATTATCAGATGAAGAACAAAGGCATTGGGAACGAACAGTTTTAAAAAATAATCGTGGGTTGCCTATTGATATTGAATCTGCAAAACAAATTTATAGAGTAACTGAAGTTTATAAAGAAGAACAAAATCGATTGCTACCTGATTTAACAGATGGTTTGATAACTAAAGCTACTCAAAACCAACGTATAGTTAAATGGCTTAGATCTTATGGTATAACAGTTCCAAATTTACAAGCTGAAACTATACCTAAAATAATGAAAAACATGGAAGTAGAAATTCCTTTTTTGAAACTTAAAGCTGATGACCCTTCTCATACAGCTCAGAAAAAAAGTTTAAGGAGACTTGATTTTTTAAATAGAGCTAAAACTGTATTAGAACTTAGGCAAGAACTTGGTAGGTCTTCAACTGCCAAATATTTAAAAATTATAGAACTTGAGCATAAAGGTAGGATATTTGACAATATCCGTTATTATGGAGCTAATACTGGCAGAGATGCAGGTATGAGTTTTCAGTTATATAATTTACCTAGGTCAAAGGTTGGTGCCAAATCTGAAACTGAAGCTGTTGAACTTATACAAGGGTTTTTTGATTTAAGTATTATTGAAAAGAATCCTGTAAATGTTGCAAAATCTTTGGTTAGAGCCATGATTAAAGCTCCCAAAGGAAAACTGATATGTGCAGTTGATTATACAGGAATAGAAAATCGTGGTCTTGCATGGCTTGCCCAAGACGAAAAGACTTTACAATTATTTCGTGAAGATCTTGATCAATATATTGATATGGCGGTTGACTTGTATGGGGTTCCATATGATGATATAGATAGTCAACAAAGGTACTTTGGTAAACAATTAGTTCTTGGCTGCGGGTATGGCCTTGGATGGAAAGGATTTATAGGCTATGCAGAAGCTAATGACTTACTAGTTACTGATGAACAGGCACGTAAGGCAGTTGAAGCATACAGAACTAAGTATCATAAAGTAGTTAAGTTGTGGTATAGGTGTAAAAATGCTGCAATAAATGCTATAACACACCCAGGAACTAAATTTGAAGCATCATGTGCCTCATACAAAGTGGTTCTTGATAGAAATAAAACTAGGTGGCTACAGTTAACTTTACCATCAGGAAGAAATATGTATTATAACAAACCACTTATTAGAGAAGGTAAGTTTGGACCTGAACCTTCCGCATTTGGAATAAATCCATATACAAAAAAGTGGATGAGGCTAAGTATAATTCCTGGAAGACTCGTTGAGAATATAGTTCAAGCAATGTCAAGAGATTTATTATTTTATGGTGAAGAAGCTTTAGAAAAACAGGGATACAAAATTATAGGTTCAGTCTATGATGAGATTATTTTTGAAGTTTCTAAGGATTGCAATAAAGAAAAAACACTAAAAGATATTTTCAGGATAATGTGTGATGTGCCCCAATGGGCAACAGGTCTTCCTCTTGGTGCAGAGGGATTCATTGAAAAAAGATACCGCAAAGGATAAGGAGGTAGCAATGATTAATTATGATTTATTACCAGAACACATTAGAGGAGGCATGAGAAAATATATTGAGGAAGGTGTGCATCCGGGTAGTTTTTTAACAGCGGTTATTTGTGACAAACTTGTAGATAGTTTTATGTTAGCTGATGAAACTAATACTGCTTGCATGTTTAGTATTGCCAAATTTATGTATTTAGAAGCTCCAATGTTGTGTCGTGGATCTAAAGAGAAAATGGATGCATGGAAAGGAACTCACAATCTATAAGTAAAGGAGGTAGTAAATGAGTAAATTATTTCAGATTAGGTTGTCTAATGGAAATATTTATATAACTCGTGAAGATAACATAGATGAATTCCATAAGTCAAAAGTTTATAAACTTAAAAAAGGTTGTGTTATTAAAGGTATAATGTCACAAAATGGGCAACAAGGTACACAACTATTTGATTTATCATTAGATACTTTCTTTGACTTACCAATTGTTATTCAATCGAACTGTATTGTTGAAGTTATGGCTGTTAAAAGGATGTCTAAACTTGAAAAACTTTACCTACAAGTTACTTCAGGTATTATAATAGCAAAGGAATCAGGAACATGTTAGAAAGAGATGTAGAGGGATATCTGGTTAAACAAGTGGCTAAGCTCGGGGGTAAAGCTTATAAGTTTTCATCTCCATCAAATCGGTCTATTCCTGATAGAATTTGTTGTCTCCCGCGAGGCTTGACAAAGTATGTCGAATGCAAAGCTCCATGGAAAGAACCAACACCCTTACAGGCTAAAGTAATCAAGTACTTACGAAGTCTTGGTCATGAAGTATTTGTTGTTGATACCAAAGAAAAAGTTGACATTTTAATTAATATATGGAGGGAGGAATTAAATGCTGTCAAGTGATAAAGCTTTTGACTTATTTACTAGAATTGCTAATACAAGTGGAAATAGTAAACAGCACCTTTTAAAAGGGCAAGATGTTAAACCATACCTACTAGCTACTTATGACCCTTTTACTATGTATTATGCAACTAAAGGTTGGAATAGTGCAGGTTTTAAAGAATTTGACAAAGATACTTGGTTTCTTTTGGATGCATTATCTACTCGTAAAGTAACAGGCGATGAAGCTCAAATTGCCATTAATATACATACAAGTGAATTATCATATAAGTCTAATAAACTATTTCTTATGATTCTTAATAAAGATTTACGAATGGGTATGGGTGTAAAAACTATTAATAAGGTATTTCCTGGATTAATACCAACTCATGATGTAATGCTTGCAGAAACTTATGACCCTGATAGAATTAGGTTTCCGTGTTATGCTGGTCTAAAAATAGATTGTGTCAGAGGAATATATAACCCTATTACTAAAAAGTTTTACTCACGCAATGGTCATGAATACTTTGGGCTGAACCATATAGTAGATGAGATAACTAGTGGCGGTATAGAAGTAAAAATTGATGTTGAGTTAGCTGTTAAAGGGGGTAAATTTCAATGGGGTTCTGGTAAAATCAGGGATCACAATAAAACTCCAGATGCTGTAGCTCATATAATTGAATTACCAACTGTAAAAGAAGACTTTGAAACAAGACTTGAACTTATGAAAGAAATATCTTATTTAGGGGAACATCTTTTAGAAATTCATCATAAATTAGTTCATAGTCATGATGAAGTATTTGATCTTTTTAAATCAGTCAGAAAAGCTGGGCATGAAGGGTTAATACTTAGACCAATAGATTACCCATATGAAAGTAAAAGAACTTATAATTGGCAAAAAGTTAAAAACGTTGTAGACCTAGACCTCGAAGTAATTGATGTATATAAGGGCAAAGATGGAAAAAAATATGAAAAGTGTTTAGGCGGGGTTATTGTTAAATATATGTGTAAAGAACCAATACCCACCAAATTTAATAGATCAGGCCAAAAAGTAGGAGGAGGGTTCTCGGATCAAGAAAGACTTACTTTCTGGAATAAACCAGAAACAATAATAGGTAAAACTATTCATGTAGTTGTTACTGAGTTTACTGACGATATGAATTTTAGGCACGCTCGTATGGGTAAACAAAAAATAAGGGAGGATAAATGAAGTTAAAGGAAAGAAAAAAGTATCAAGTACGAGAAACTGAATGCTATAATAGGGAATGTTTTACTCCATTTATTGGTAATGGGATAAAGATTTGTAGATTATATGAAATGGGACAATGTCCAGAAAAATATAAGGAGGATAAATAATGACATTAGCTCAAGCAATAGATATAGTAAATGCATATGAATATCTTGAATATGCTTCTTGTTCTTGTCATTTAGGCAACCCACCATGTATGAAATGTGTTAGCATGCCACCAAAAGAAGATTATGAAGTGGCTCTTGAAATTATAGAACAAGAGGAGGGGGTATAATGACAAAAGCGATTGATAAAATTAAAGAAGAGTTTATAACTGAAGGTGAGTTAGCAGAGTTCTTAAACGTCGATACCAAAAGAGTTCGCGATCTTCGTAGTAACCATATAACCGGTAAACACAAGTTCATTAACCATATCAAGCCAACAAGTAAATGTATCCTTTACCACATTGATGATGTTATGGGGTATCTAGAAAATCGCCCTATTTCTTTCTTTGGCAAAGAACTTGCTGAGTCAAAATAAAAGTTTTAAAAAGTCTCAGATATTGTTTTTGAACGATACTTAAGACTCTCACAAATCAAATTGATATACTGAGACGTTCATAAACGACTTTATATAAGAGGTCTATATAGTCCTATACTTGAATTTTAAAGATGCTTTAAGGACTTTATAAGACCATAAACGAACTTGGTATTGGAGGTACATCAATGAAATTTCAGTTGCATCAGTACCAAAAGAAAGCAATAAAGTTTGGAATAAAGCATAAAGCTGTTTTCTTTGCTATGGATTTGGGGCTTGGCAAAACTGCAGTAGCTTTGAAAATAATACAACAGTTAAAGCTGAAAGCAATTGTATTTGCGCCACTTAGAGTCATTTATAATACTTGGCCAAATGAAATTAAGATGTGGACACCTAAATTAACTTATGATATTATACATGGTTCGGATAAAAGAAATGTCCTTAGAAGGTCGAAGGCAGATATACTTTTGATAAATTTTGATGGGCTAAAGTGGTTTTCTAAACAAGTCCTTGAACCTGGTGTTAAGTGGCAAAAGAGAATTCTTATTCTCGATGAATCATCTATGATTAAATCACCAACAACTAAAAGATTTAAGCTTCTCAAAAAGATGATGCCATTATGGAGTAAATATAGATATTGTTTATCTGCTACTCCTTCACCAAATGGATATTACGAATTGTGGACACAATATTATATGCTTGACAAAGGTAAAAGTTTATTCAGTACTTTTTACCATTTTCGTAATACATTTTTTCATTATACTGGACCACCATTGTATAAAACCACTTTACGCCAAGGATCATATGAATTAATACGTGATTTGATTAAGCCAATAACTTATAGGTTAGATGCTAATGATTATCTGAAAATGCCAAAAACTATTTATAATGATATTTCTTTGGTATTACCTGTGTCTTTACGAGATAAGTATAAAGAGCTTGAGAAGAATTTTTTTCTTGAATTTGTTGGTGCAGATGCTACAGCTTTTAATGCTGCAGCACTTTCTATGAAGCTACGACAGTTTATTCAAGGGGCGGTATATACTGATTTAAAAGACGGTAGTTTTTATCCTTTACATCAGATCAAGATAAATGCTCTTAAGGAACTTCTGGAAACATCTGCTGGCCAGCCAATTCTGTGCCCTATACAGTTTAAGTTTGAATTGAAGATGATTCGTGAGTTTATTGACAAATCAATTCCATGTATTGCTGGAGGTACAAGTAATGCAGATTCTAACAGTTTTATAAAAGCATGGAATAACAGTGAACTCCCATTACTATTATGCCACCCGGCTAGTTTAGGGCACGGTGTCAATTTACAAGCTGGGGGGCATATGATGTTGTGGTTTGGGTTAACTTGGAGTTTAGAACACTATAAACAGTTAAATGGTCGTTTGATTAGGCAGGGGCAAAAGAGTGCAAGTGTAACTATAAACCACTTGATTATGAAAGATACTATCGATGAAAGAGTTGTTAAAGTTTTAAAGGATAAAGATGCTTCACAATCAAAATTATTAAATGCTTTAAGGAGATAAAAATACTATTTTTTCTTCCATACTTTTGATATTTGGTTTGGTCCAAAATAGATGGCAGCTATACCCATAACAAGTGTTGTTAAAGTTCCAGCAACCTCAAATATAAACTTTGAATATTCTGAGTCAAATTTATAAACAGTTACCCCTGCCAAAAGAAGAAAGAAATAAACTTTAAATGTCATTTTTGCAAGTTCTCTGCGAGCTTTGCTTTGCTCTGTATTTTCGTTTGCGATAACCTTCCAAAACTCAAGCAAAGTTTCAGTTCCTTTTTGTCTTGCATCTGACTTTTCTTCTTCGGTATGCCATAGTTTATCAAGCCCAGATATAACACCATTTGTTATTTTCTCGCCTACATCAAGAGCTTTATCAATTGTTTTAGGCGTTGCAAACAGTGCTTTTATGCTTGTGAATAAGCTCATAATTCCTTTAATATAACCATATTACATTTTGTGGGTTTTCATTTGACATTCCTAAATGAATAAATGTTTTGCCTATGCCTATTCTTTTAAACCCCGCATGTATAGCAGCGTTGATTATTCTAAATCTTTGGATTGATTCACGGCAAGCTATATCAACACCTTCGCATGGGATACTATCTGTAGTGATATGGTCTGAATTTGGCTTGCCTCCAACAACTTGGTTATGTGATGGGCATCTGCATCCGGACACTATTATAAATCTAATACCAGCTAACATTCTTGTGGTTTGCAATTTATCAATAAATTGTGGTGATACATTACAAATACCACATCCACAAGCACATTTCATCTCGCTTGAGTCAAAGTTTTCTGTTAAATTACCCACTTTAATACCTGTTCACTAGCAGTGCTATTGACATTGCTATTAAAGTTAGCCCTTGCGGAATGACAATGAACCACAACCATTTTATCTGAGCTTTTGGACAAGTTTTCAGTACTGGTACAATATCNTCATCCCATTTCTTCCATAGCCCATCAACTCGTTTTTCAACGGTGTCAAGCCGTTCTTTCTGGACAGCGACTTTCGTTAAGGTTTCTTGCATTATGCCCAGCTTTTCTTCAATAGAGCTAATACTTTTTTCTATGTTCGTTATTTGGACTTCTGTTACACCTAATGGCATATTGTTCTCCTATTCTATTTTAACTATCATTAACCACTACTAATTTTACGCTAAAGCCCCAGTTAATATCTTTAGCTGCTTCTCCTGTCATTATAACTATTATATCATTTCCATTAACTCCTATACCCAAATCCCATCCAACAGTAGTTTCATTATCTGTGCCAATATCTTCATCAGTTCCAAGTAATGTGGCAGCACCAGCTACAGCTCTATAAGCTGTAGCCCTTTTCATATAGCCAGCCCAAGCATTATCATCTGTAGTATTCCAAGCAGATGCTGTAACAAAAACAGTGGCAACTTCGCCTTCAGCTAGATTATGTATTATAAAATTTGTAGCATTGGCATTAGTAGTTTGGTAATAAAAAGCTTTCTCAAATACTCTAGTATAACCTCCAGT